ATCGATTATTTTGAGAATTTTATAGATAACAATAGAATATTTTGGATTCTCATAAAAATCCATAATAAGACACCTCCTTTCGTATAAGATGTGTGGCAACATTATTATACCTCAAAAGTAAGGAAAAAAATTAAATTAAGTCATAAGTATATTAATATAGGAAGGAGTGATAAAGATGAAAAATACTCTAACTGTAAAAGAATGTTCTGAATATATTGATAAGTCAATATCCGCTGTTAGAATTGGACTGCAGAGGGAAGGCTATAAATTTGGAACAGCAATACAAACGGTTCCACCTAGCCCGCTGAGGCCGAATGGTAGTTGGGATTACCATATACCAAGGGCAGCAGTGGAGCATTACATGAAATATGGGAATTTCCCTGTGATAATTGTCAATGGAGATGATGTCACAAGTCTTATTCATTCGTTAGCTAATAATATAGCGATGGATATAGTCAAAAATAAAATTAAAGAAGTAAGATAATAAAAATAGAAAGGTGGCAGAAATGACTAAAGATTACAAATATATTCACAACCGAGAATGTCTTTTAAAAGACTGGGGTAAAAGTAGCAGATTTGGAAAATACTTCGTCGAGTGGTATGACGAGGATGATGAAGAGGCATCAGAAATATTTGATACTGAAAATGAGATGTTTAATTATCTCAGAAAAAATGGAATAAAAGAATAAATGTAAAATAGGAGGAATGAAAAATGACAAGTAGATTCAAAAAAACTTTATTGTGGTATGGAATATTCATAACTGCACTTACGCTGAATCAATCAAAAGCGTTTACGAAAGATTTTATTGTTAAAATAGTTGTACACGGATTATGGATAGCCCTTGTGGCAGTCACTTACGTTTATTTTAAAGAAGCGGAGTGGGATTAGATGAAGAAGGCATCAATAGACAAAAAAATAAATGATCAGCAGGAAACAATGTATCAAGTCTACTATATACAGAGTGATGGTTCACATGACTTCTTGCCTGAAATTAGATTCACAAAAAAGATGGCGAAAGAACATTTTGAAACTTTTGATAATATTGAAGATGCTATTAACATGATATTCAAATACGGATATGTACTAGCTGAATTCAATGACTGTACGGGAGAATAAATATGAAAACAGAAAATAAAAAAGCCGTTGCTGGTAACAACGACTAAAATTTAAATGCAACTAATTATACCACAGGAAGTGAAAAATGAAAAGAATAATATTGGATTACGGGTATGGTTCAGTTGAGTATATTAATGTTAAAAATTTTGAAATAAAATATCCTTTTATAACAATAGATAATAATAAAATATCATTATGGGATGTTGAATTTATAAAATATAAAAATTTTATTGCATGGAAAAACAGGAGGAAAAAATAAATGTGGACTTATGATGAAAAACAGTTAAAGGAAAAAAATCTTCCAGGAATGACTATTAAAGAAAGTGCTTGCTATGAATGTAAAATAGAAAGAGCAGAACTATTCAAATCAGATGTCAACAAATCTGAAGCATTAATACTGACATTTAGGGCTTTAAAGGAAGATAGAACAGCCCGAATACCTTTGTTCTACAAAAATAAAAAAGGAGTGGAACAGATATTTAACAGTAAACATATAAATCAGTTAGTATACTTATTAAAAATTAAACATGAGAATTTAAAAACAGAACTGGACGAAGAAGGAAAAGAAATATTTCCAATGATTGAAAATCGTACAGTTGGAGTATTTCTATCATATCAGGGAGTAAATGAAGTAATAGATGAAATTACAGGAGAAATAAATTATTTCAATGAATATCAGATAAGAGGTTTCTATCACTCAAAGAGTAGAAAAACTACACAGGAAATCATAGAGAAAATAGAAACTTCGCAGACATATGAAATATGGGAGAAAAATTTTCTTTTAGAAAACAAGTTAAGAGAAAAGAAAGAACAGGAAAGAGGAACAGCAGTTATAAAACAATATATGAAATCACAGAACAGCATGAATGATGATGCTGACTTTCCCTTTTAGGAGGTGCAGGAGAATGAAAGTAATAATATTTGACACTGAGACGAACGGACTGGAAAACTGTTCTGTTTTATCAATCTCAGCAATAAAAATTGATGTCAATTTAAAAATAAACTCTTATAAAGAGATTGAAAAGTTTGATAGATTTTATTTTAGAAATAAAGGAGAAGAAATAAATGTCGATGCAATTGCCATAAATGGTCTTTCAGATGAGGAAATTCTAAAGCGTAGAACGAATTCTAATGCAAAATATTCAAAATATTTTATAAAAGATAAAGATTTTGTAGATTTTTGTAAGGACACAAAGCATTTCGTAGCACACAATATATCATTTGACAGAAAATTTATTCCGTTTGAATTAAAAAATCAGTTTTGTACAAAAGAAAGCAATATTGACATTTTAAAAATTCCAGGGAAATTTGGAAGATATAAATGGCCAAGATTAAATGAAACTGCAAAATTTTATGGAATAGAACTTGATGAAAATAGATGGCACGGAAGTGAATACGATACAGAAATCTGTAAGGAAATATTTGTAGCAATGCTGAAAAATGAAGAAACATCTGAGATTGTAAGAGAATTTTTGGAAGGTGAGAAAAATGAGAGTTAAAATCGACAGTATTGAACAAAGCAACTTTTATAAAATGCCTAAAAAAATATATGAATATGATTTAAAACCGGTTGACAGAGAACTCTATATGCTGTGTTTAGAAAATTGGAGATTGTCAATTGCTAATAACTGGATAAATGGAGATGGTGAGATATATTTTTATGCAACACAGGAAATACTGGCTAAAAAAATGAATCTTGATAAAAAATCTGTCATGAGATCGTTTAAAAAACTTGTTGAAATTGGGATATTACAAGTTGAAAAAGAAAATGGCTTTTCAAATAAATATTTTTTAACTGATCTCAATATTGAAAACCAACACCAAAAAGGGACTGGTACCAGTACCAAAATGTCACTACCCC